GAGAGGATGACCTCAAGCTTGCGGGGATGAATGAGCAAAGGCGTGCCAAAAACCCGCGAAGCCAGATACGGCATCGTCGGAAGATTTGTCATAGGACCTCTGAGTTAAGAGATAAAACCGTGTCTAGGTTTCTTGGTCCACCAGCGGTGGGTCTGCCACGTCTGGTGGATGTGAGGGAGCTGCTTGGTTTGTGGCTCCATTGCGTGCGACTAAGCGCGGGTCGGTGTCGAGCACCAGACCCAACGAATCGGCGCGTGCGTTGTCTGCGGCGATCTCCCGATCGATGGATTCCGCGTCGTAGCCGTAGGATGAAATAGCTTCTGAGCGACTCATCAAGCCAGAGCGAATAGCCAATTGCATGGCCTTGAACTCTTTTTCAGGGTCCACCCATTGCCAGCCTTGTGGGATCCACTTGGCCGCTTGGTACTCTCGCGCTTTGGTGCGATAGTTCGGCAAATCAAGCTTCCCCTCGAGCACGGCTTGCTGCATCCACGCGCGCCAGATCGGACGGCACAACTGATGCACGATCACACCGTGCTGCAAGGTTTCACACCGTCGTCGAAACTCCAACAGGCCTGCCCGGATGGAGGAGTAGTTCACTTGGGACAAGTCGCCCGTGAGCATCTCAAACGTGATGCCCATGGCAGCGGCCACGGCTCTGAACTGCTGACGCATGAACTCGGCATAGCTTGAACCCACATCCGCAGGTGCAGAGAACTTGATGTCCTCGCCAGGCTCCAAGATCTGTAGCGTTCCGGGCTCCATGCCTGCAAGGGCCACACCGCTTTCATCGGTATCGCCTTCACCCATGAGGTTGTCCTCAGGAGCCATGCGGGTGATGAAGCCAGCAAACATCGCTGCTGTCTTCTTGCGCACCAACTCGGCATCGTCGTATTGGTCTAACTCATTGAGCTTGACCAATGCTCTGGCAAGCCATGGCTCCCCCCGAATCTGTCCTGGTCGAAGTGGTCGATACAAATGCACGATTTCATTCGCGTCAACTCGAACCAAATCGAGGCTTCCCGCCCCAGATGCGCCAGACATAGGCGCCAGCATCCCGTCATTGGGATGAGTGCGGTACAGGTGATACGCAACACGCCTGCCTAAAAGATCAAACTCAATCCCCGCTCGAACCACATTGCCGTTTGGCAAGTCCTGATTCAAGCTGATAGGCAAATGCTCTGCTTCGAGCACTTGGAGCTGAAACGCCACAGACAAGTTGTCTTCTGCCCTTCGGTAGCGCATGCGTACAAACGATTCGCCCCCTTCGAGCATGGCCCGGGTGGCTAACCCCTGAATGCCATAGAAGTCTGTGAGCCCTGCCGCATCGGCATCCTCACACCAGCTCCACCACAAGGCATGGACTGCCTCACGTTGAGGTTGGTCTTGTATCATGCTTTGGGGCTTGATGCCTGTACCAATGGCGTTGGCCACAAAGGCGTCAATGCCTGCAGCGGCCCAAGCGTTGCGACGCACTAGATCACGGCTCTTAATTCGCAGCTGGTCTTGGGTCAGCGCCAGCGCTGAAACGGCACCCGGATTGCCCGGATTCCATTTCAGCGCGCGCCGCCCCATTCCCGCTCCGTCATAAACCGGCGTGTTGCCAAACATCCGGCGTTTGATTGTGTTGATCCACCCCATCACAACCCCTTGGACGTTGAGATGCGAATCTGGCGAGACTTGCGCCTACCAGCCGCACGGGCGATCTGGGACTCCACTTCGGCAATGGCCGCTTTGAGATCCACCACGCTTCGGTACTCGACGCTCTTGCCGTCATACGTCACGCGGTGTTCGCCACTGGCCAAGGCCTCTCGCAAAGCCTGAAGGTGTTGTTCGGTATAGCTCGTCATCACTTCATCCAGTTACTGCGAATGACCCTCCTGCCACGCTGGGGGACTTTGTTCATAAAAAAGCCACCCGGTGGGGTGGCTGGAAGGGGTTGAACACTTGGAGGGTTGGGCAAGACCGTCGGACTGCGCCACGACACATCCTCTGGCGGGTCATCCACCTCATCATGAATTTCGACCTTGGGCTCTGCTTCCACAAAGTCAACATCTAAGTCATCGTTGGGTGGGCGCACACCTTGAACGCCTTGCAAGAACTCAGGGGTTTCAAAGCCTGGTCGTACGGGGAACAACCCATCCATGCGCAACTCAGGAGGCTCTGCACTGAGCGGGATACCCAGTTGGCGCTCCAGCTCTAACCAGTGGCGCTCCTCAAAACGATCTAAGCCTGCAAGGCTTGCTGCTGCACGCGCGTACACGTAACAGTCCAAGGCTTCGTTGCGCTCACGTACCTTTTGCCATTCCCGAAACGAGAAGCCGTTTCGGTCACGCCGTGTGACGAGTTGCTCGGAGCACAGCTGCTGGACATACTCCGCATCGACCTGCGGCAAGTGGACATAGCCGTTGGGAAAGATGATCTCGCCGTCTTCGGTGATGTCGATCGTTTTGCGCAGGTTGTTGAAGAACTCCAACTTGGCAATGCCACCCACCACCGCGTAGACACGCAGGCCTCGTCGCAGTCGTTTGCCGTTGGTGGTCATGTCCACGGCTGTGGGCAAACCGACCAAGGCAGCACCGCGCGCGACGCCTTTCATCGGCAAGAGTCGTGGATCATGCTGGCGGCGCACAAAGGTATAAGCCTCTTGGGTTGCGTAACCGGTATCCAGACCCATGCGCACCAAACGCATCGGCACACCACTGATATGGGTCCAGCTCTCTTGCAGCATGAGCCCCAAGCGCAGCCACACATCGTCTCTTGATGTATCCCCCTCCAACACCCGGTGCTCCACAAGCCATGAACGCTTCTCGCGTCCAAACGCCCAGATGGAAACTTCGATACGGTCTTTTTGAATGTCCACGCCACCGGCAAGTAGCAAACCGCCATGCGGCACAGTGCCGATACGGTAAGACTCACGGCGTTCAAGCAACCGCTCCCACTCAGGGGTTTCGCCTTGTTCGACCCAAGTCTCACCCAGCTCGGTGTTTTTAAAAGCCTTGAGCGCCGTGGCTGAGCCTTGCGCCAGCTCCCATGCTTGGGCAATCTCTACCCAGCTGCGCCAGCCCACAGGGCTGTACAGACTGGACAGATGAAAACCAGCAGTTCTCCCATTGCCCGGCACAGTCGCCACCCAACGGCCCTGCTCGAGCATCTGGGTCTTGGCGTGCTCATAAACGGGCTCCTCACATCCTGTGCAGAGGTAACGCACCGAATCGGGTTGGCCTTTCTCCCAAATCAAACGCTCAAACTGCAAACGTTGCTCATGCCCACAGTGGGGGCATGGCACCATGAAGTGACGCTGATCTGATTGCTCAAACTCCCGCTCGATGCGCGAAGCACCTGAGATGGTTGGGGTCGACACAATCAAAATCTTGCGCCTGGCAAACGTACGGGTACGAGCTTCCGCCAGTGAAATGGCGTCACCCTCACCTTCCACGTCACCGGGATAGCCATCCACCTCATCCAAGAAGAGGTAACGCACAGGCATGGAGCGCAGACCTACCGCGCTATTGGCACCTGTGAGGACCAACACCCCGCCTCGAAACTCCTTGGTCAAGATGGTGTTGCCCGAATCACGAGCACGCGCAGGCGAGATCAACGTCGAGAGCGTCTCACTCTCTTCAATGAGCGGATCAATACGCTGTTTAGAGTTTCGCTTGGCCATCTCCACTGTGGGAGCCACGGCCATCATCGGGCCTGGTGCCATGTGGATCACATAGCCAATCCAGTTGTTGCCGCACTCGGTACCGCCAACTTGGGCACCTTTCATGAACACCACACGCTCGACTGGAGAGCTGGGTGAAAGGCAATCCATGATCTCTTTGAGATACGGCGTGCGGCTTGTACGCCAGCGGCCAGGCTCAGAGGCAGATTTACCCGACAAGAAACGGTACTGATCCGCCCATTCAGAAACGCTTAAAAGTGGATCAGGGGTGAGCCCCTCGCGCCACGCCTCAGCGATCGCGTCAATTCCGTCGTAATGGTCAAACACATTGGTGCTCCTCAATCGATTCGCACCGCCATCTCTCCCAGATCCTGCAAATGCTCACGCACCGCCTTTTCCAAGATCTGGTGCATTTGGTGCGCATCGACGTTCAAGTCAGACGCTAGTTGTGCAGAGACACGAGCGGGCCAGTTCAGCCACGCATCGCGCTGTGTGCGCGCTAATTTGTAGACATGAGCCACCGCCTGCGCTCGGTCCACTAAGTCACCTTTAAGGCGCGCTAAGCGCACCTTGTTGGTTTGTGCTTTGAGCACCTCATTGGCTGTTCTCGCTTGCAGCAAGGTGGTCCCCCCCACTGAGGGGGCTTGTGCCCCTGACGAGTCACCTAGCGTTTCTCGAACACTGGCAATCGCCTCATTGGGCACGGGACGGTGTTCGCCACGTTGTTGCGAGGCATCTGTGTTCAGACGCCACTGCTCGTTGGCTTTGTCTACATCAATGGATCCATCGGGATTAGCAGTGATTCGCCCGGTCTGGATGGCTTTGCGCACAGCGCCATCAGAAATTCCACGGTAGCGCGCATAAGCGCGCATGGACATGTTTTGGCTCATGAATGAGGTCCTGTGAGTGCGTGCGCGCGAATAAGCGTACTAAAGCGCACTCATGTCCAAGTGATTCAGTCTGACTCAAAGAACAACTTGATCTTGTTCACGAATGAAGCGTTCATACGTACATGCGCTAACGCATTTGATTAATTTTTTTGGAGCGATTGATGAACCACCACACCACAGCCAACGCGATCACCGCGCCCTCTTCGCTTTTGGAGGAGATCGCTTTGAAGCACTTTTTTGTGCAGACCTTGAAGACCCAGAACTCTGACCGCTTGGACTTCCACGACGTTTCGGTTTGGGCGATTG